CCCCCCTTTAGGGGGGGGGGTAGGGGTCAGCCCTAGTAACTAGTAGCTAGGGGTTGCCGTCCCGGGGTTGACGGACGTAGCAACGTTAGCTAGTATGCGTTGAGACGGGTGCCAGTAGGAAGTGATGCTCCCATCACCGAAGCACTAGTGTCGTCCACCCGTCAACTCACCACAGCCCCGGCTGGTCACCGGGCGGGGCTCCTCGCTGTGTATGCGACTAAGTTAACCCCCGCCCCAGCACAAAGCTGGAGCGGGGGTAGAGAGAGGGAGTGACGGGGTAGCACCCCGCCGCGTGTAGTGGGGGGGAGTGCTTAGTGGTTAGGGTTCGATGCCCCGCGCTCATCCACAAGAGCGAAAGTGACTTGCGCCACGCCATCCGCGCTGGTGGGCGCCCACGTGTTAGAGCCCGTTGAGCGGGACCTTACAAAGATACGCTCGCCCCCGGCAAAGATGTTCCACAGTTCGCCGCTTCCGGCGTTGGTTTCGCGGTTAGAAGTGGACTCAAAATACGGGATGCCCCGTGAGTAAACGAGGTCATCGGTGTAGCCGTTGTTGTTGCCGTCGATGTCCACGTAGGGGCCGATGGCGTAGGCGGTCGTACTTGACCTCGACTGGATGCTCGTTTGACCGGCGGTCCGCGCAGTGTTGATACGGGCCGCGATGGAGTGGACCCAGCCGGTGGACGGGGCAATGAAGCCCTCGATGCTGCCGGTGGTGAAGCTGCCGCTGCTGCCGTGGCTGCCCATCAGCCAGTCAGCATTGTACCCGACCGTACCGGGGAGGTTCTCTTGGTAGAACGAGGCCGATGCGTAAAACAACGTAGGCTCGCCAGCGAACGCTTCCTTAAGGTCCGTTGCTTGTGCCGTAGCTACGCTAATCGTGTCGATGGTTTCGACAAACCACATATAGCGAACAAGCATAAAGCGGGCGCCCTCCGGCACCGCGCCGATGACCAACGCCACCTCATCGGGCGTCTGGTGTAGCTGCGCGCCACCGCTGGCGTAGGTGGACTCATCACCGAAGCCTTGCTCTGCGATTACAGAGTCAGTGTCACCGGCCACATTAGCCAGCATCGCGCCCAAGTAATCGTAGAACTGGCATTCCACGTAGCCGAGCAACTCTTGTCCGGATGCGTAGGACCACAGCCCAGTAGGGGCAAGCACTCGCATCCGCGGGGCGACGGGTACGACTTGTTCGATGTAGACGAATTTTTCGTCAACCTCGCCAACGTCTGCGTGGCCCCGGATAGACTTGCCGCCGGGCGCCGTGGCGTCGTCAACCCAGTACAGCCGCAAGCCACCGGGGGCGCCCTCATCCCCGAACTTCCAACCGGGCAGCGGGTTATTGTCTCCGATGGGCTCACCGGGTGTCGGGGGTCCGATGGAAAAGTCTGAGTTGAACAGACCGCCGCTCAACTGCATATGGAGGGCCTTGGATGTAGCAAGCCCGTAGGCCAGCATATCCGAGTCTAGCGAACCAACGTCGATATCCTCATTGTCAATCGTGAGGCCGTCGTCTCCGGGCGTGTACATCTCCTCACCGAAAATGCTGGGGAACGTCTCGTCCGATGCCGTCAGAGGCTCGATGTCCTCTGGCAGCGCCTCGGACCCGGGGAAGTACTCATCCGCTTGGCGGGTCATCGCCTCCTCCTTGCCAGTGCGCGGAGCATCGTACGCCGTAGCACTCCGTAGTCAACATCTAGGCGCACGGATTGCCCGCCGCTCATCTCGCCGCGGACGGACACCACCTCGTAGGGCTGCCGCGCCGTGCCATCCCAGTACGTATCGCTGGACGTGAGGCCGATACCGTCATCGTCGGAGTAGAGCGCTTGGCCGGATCGCCAGCCGACAGCGTGGTCGGGGTCCGTAACGGTGAACGAGCCGGTGTACCTATCCTCTTTGCGGCGCAGAAACCCCTTGCCCTTTTTGCGCTTTTTGTTGCTCGTGTCTGAGCCGCGGCGGGTGATATAGGCTTGCTTGTTGTGTGTAAATGCGGCGTTGCCGATGCCGACCCATCCACTACCTTTGGCGTTCTTACCCTTAACGTAGACGGCGTGTACTTCCGGCTCTGAATCGTCGGACCACGTGTGGTCCTCTGGTACGATTGCTTGCCCCATCCGATAATGGACTAGCGCCTCTGCCGCGGACATCGCAGTGGAGTACACACCGTGGAAACCAAAGTCGCCGTCGATTGCGTTGCTGGCCCCGCCGCCGCCGTCGTGGGTAGCTTGGTAGGCCGTGGCGCTGCCGAACACCTTGGCGGCTTCCGTCGCGTACGTTAGCTCCACCCCGTTGAGCATCACGTCCGTGTTGCCGGGGCTGTGGGAGATGACCAAGTGGTAGACGGTATCCACTGCGAGGTTGGAGTTGTTGGTTTCGACGTCAATGCCGCCACCGCCTCGCTTTTGCATCCGGATCTCGTCGGTAGAGATTAGGTGCACTTCGGCCCAGTCATCGGAACCGCCCGTGCTCGTGGTTAGACGATAATCCTTCGAAGCCGTTGACGGAAGCGTATCCAACCGGAACCAGTATTCCAGCGTGAACGTGTCGCCCAAGGCAGCACAAGTGGCCGCGTTTACGGCTGCGTCTCCCTCGATCCGCTCGCCGCCGCCGGAGTTGATCGGGAGATAGCCGGGGCTGTTTGGCAGTAGCGCCGTGGTCCCGTCCGTGATGGCCGAGAAGTCGTTATACGTCAAGTCGCCTACGCCATTGATGCCGTGGAACGTGCCTAGCACTTGGTCCTCTTGTGAGGGCCGCTCGTGCATCGGCCAGCCCTCTACGAGCGTGGCGGTACAGCTACTACCAAGGTGCGTGATGTAGTCTTGGTTGGTCAGCCGGAACGGCGCTGGGTTGTCGGACGTTCCGTTATTCCCATCCTCCCGCCGCTTGTAATAGTGCAGCCGCTTGTGATAGTCCACGTAGAAATTGCGAGGCACACCGTCGTAATTCGCCTCGTCAGAGATTTCCTCTAGCGCTGTGCGGAGCGTAGCCGATTTTACGTGAAAGTTTTTGCCCATCTGGTTGTCAGCTTGGCTCGCGTGAGTCGTGCGAGTGACGAAGCCGCCTTGTGTGGTCAGCGGGCCGTGTCGCCGGTCGGAACCAAACATTCGCTTGATGATTTGGTCATCGTGTGCGTTGAAGCGGACGGATTTGCCATCGCCTCGGTTCTTTTTGTTACGTAGGCGGGGGACCATCCGCCAGTCAAGCCACGCGTCGTAGGACACGATGCGAAGCTCGGCGAAGCGGCCAGCGATTGCCTTGCTCCAGTCAATGCGGACGAGCGTGCCGCCAAAGATGACGTGTCCGGCTGCCGTCTTGAACCGGACATCTTGGCCGTTCCGCAGCGGGGCCCGGTTGGACCACAGCGGGTTAGGGTCATATACCACGACGGTCATATCCCCGACACCGTTGCCCACCTCGTCGGACCACGTGATGGGGTGAACGTCAACGGGTATGAACGGCTGCGTGTCGCTGCTGGGATTAAGGTAGTCGATACCACCAATCTCTAGCGTGTACGCCTTGGAAGTGCCTTGTTGGTTATTGGATATGACCATCGCTTAACCCCCTCTCTGGGAGTGGACGGCCCCCAAGGGGGCCAACAATGCTACGTTACAGATAGGCCGTGGTGATCACTTCAGCGGTGACGAGCACGGAGGTGCTTGCAAGCGCGTCAATCACCTTGACGGCGATGCCTTCTGTATCTGCGATGCCGAAGATGATGGGCTTGGTCCCGTCCTTTGCCTCGTAGACCAAGTTAGGCTCTTGTGCCCATCCGCGCTGGGCGCCAGTGTCCACGCCACGATAGAACGTGCGGAGCAATTGCCCCTCCGTGCCTTTGGTGCCGGGGTTTCGGCGCATATCCCCGCCGTAGCTGTCCGCGGTGTCGTGGGGTGCGTCGCTCAGAGCCGCTCCCCCCGTCCCCGCGGTGGTTAGTCGATACAGCGCCAGCTTGAAGTGCCCGATGCTCGCGGGCAAGTCTTCGGTCGGCGTTACCCATAGGCGCATCAGACGGGAAAAATTACTCCCATCCGCCATAATCTGCAAAATGTGCGCGTTGGCCGTGTTTACCGCGGCATCGTCCGATTCGATGGTGTACGTGGGGATGTAGCCTTGCCCCGCGTGGACGATTTGCTCCTCACGAGCCGTTCCGCCGATCGAGCGGGACTCGCTGTTAAGGTACTTGTCTGTGCCGGTGCTAACTCCGACGACGGATTGGGTCATAGCGAGCCTCCGCTAGTACGAGCCACGGGTGCCGCCATAGCGGCCACCTAGTCTCTGGTCGAGTATTTGTCCGACGAGTCGCCCGTCTAGGTAGACATCTCCACCACTACCGCCAAGCTCGTGGTTAGGGGTCACGTTGCCGTGCTTGCTTCCGAGAGTCAGAAGCTCCGGCCCTTGCTCGCCCACTAGGTAGGTGGCCCCGGCTGACACCGGGCCACCGCCAGCGCGCCCACCCGTGCGCTCCACTCGGGGCACGCTACCGGACACGTGGATGTTGGTTCCGTTAGGGGCGTTGCGTAGCAACCAGTCGAGCGCTTGGGTGGCGCCCGTGAAGGCGACGTGGACCTTAACATCCGGGGCCAGCGTCACAGTCTCGCCCTTAAGCAATTTTGCGATGTAGGCCCCGGCTGACTCGCGCAGTCCAGCGTTGAGCCCGGAGCCGAACGCTATAGCCGCCGTTACGGCAGCAGCATTCACGCCCTTGGTATTCACTTCGCTGGCGTCTATGGCCCCGCCGATAAATAGAGCCGCAAGCGGGTTCTTTTTGCCCGCAACCTTGTCCGCCTTGCCCGCAAGCCACTCCCGTTGATTCTCGTACTGTTCGCCGATCCATCCAAGCAACTTGGGGTCCTTGATCAAGTCCCGCACCTTGTTGCGCTCAAGGCGCATCGAGGCTTTGAGTTGCTTGCGAATAGACTTTGAGAAATTCTTACCGCGGTCCACCGAGAACAGTCCTACCAGCCACTCGTTGGCGCTTTCCATAATCCCCGGCATCTTACCAGCCAGTACGTCGGACCCGTTTATCCCGCCAACCTTGCCGCTAGGGCTACTCATCGCAACGGCGATGGCGTTGCCGTAGTGACCGAAGAACATAGACGCGGTGTGGCGCCCCAGCTCTTCCATACCCGGCGCTGCCGGTAGCGTGATGTTACTGTGTCGCTCAGCCTCCTTGTCAGTGGCAGTCACCCAAGTCTGGTTAAGGAAGCGGATTACTTCGGGGGCGAACTTGTTAATGTTATTGCCCGCGTCGTCTTTGACGCCACGGACCAAGGCCCGGAAGTCAAAGAAGTTTCCATCTGGTGAGGCTTTGCGATATAGCTCGCCTAGGTCAACACCCCGGAATAGCTTCTCTCCCGTGAACAGTTGTCTAATCTCAAGGGCGCCGGAATTGATAGCCTCGGAGAACTCCGAACTGAAGTCTTCCAAAGTACCAAACCCACGCACACCAAGCTCCTCAAGGTCGCTGGTCGTCTTTCGGGCGGCGTCACCCAAGCCCCCGGTTAGCCGAGTGTACTGCTTATATGCATTGGACAGAGGCTTTTCGATGCCGATTATGGAGTTGAACACGCTAAGCAAGTCCCGCTTGGCTTGCGTAAGGTTCTTGGCGGTGGGCAGTAGGCCCATCCCAAGTCGCGCTTCCAAGTCCTCAACCTCAGCATCCAGCTTGCGCTGACTGTTGGCGAGTCCGTCCGACGTGCGGGCGAAGTCGCCTTGTGCCGTGGCAGTGTCTTGGAGAATGACCTCGTATCGCGCCATCAGCTTGTCGGCGTCGGTAAGCTCGGCCTTTGTCTCGGCTAGCCCCATCGCTAGGGCTTGTGCTTCCACGCGGGCAGCGGAGATGGAGACTCCGAACCGCCGCATCGGCTCGGCTTCCCCGACTAGGCCGGAGCGGAGTGCCGTCAACACGTCTTGGATCTCGGTGTCGTTGAAGCTCGCCAGATCGGATGCCAGCTCCACGAGTGCGCGGGACATATTCGAAGCGTCTTCTAGCCCCGAGCCCATCGCCTTAAACAAGTTGCCGAAGTCACCGGCTGCCCGCGAAGCGGCCAACTCGGAGATACCGAAGGCATCCGTTGTCGTCTTGGCCCACTTCAAGACAATCTCAGCGCCGTCCTCAAACACGGCATTGACTTTGGAGTTAGCTTCCTCTAGCTCGGAAGCCTTCTCTACGGCCCTACCGCCGAAGTTGACCACCGCGCCAAGCGCATCCGTAACCTTGCCCATCGCGAAGGACGCCACGTTGAAGCCAGCCGCGAGGCCGAAGCCTTGCTTGGCGTCTTTTTGGAGGGAGTCCATAGATGACTTGATACCGCGCACGACGGGCGAGACTTTATCCTCGCCCTCAAAGGCAATGGAAACGGCGTTGCGGGAGCGACCAAATGCCACCTATGAACTCCTCTCTCGGGCAGCCTTTACCTTTTCTTGGCCGTTTTGTATGTCACGGACAAGGTTGACGATTAGGGCTGGGGTTTCTTGGAGATCCCGCCACGTCCAAGAGGGGTTGTTGATTAGGAACAGCGCATCAGAGAACATCTGGTCCGGGGACCGGACGTTGCCAGTAGTGACTAGCTTTCTGATGGCTGCTCGGTAGGGTCCGTGGAGTCATCCCCTACCTTGGCCTTCCACAAGTCGAGCGCGGCTTGGAACACCTTGTCCCCGAACTCGGGGTCTACCGGCCCCCACGCAAGCGGGTCCTTGCAGTCGCCCGGTTCGCCCCACGAGGCCACGGCTTGCGTGACGAGCGCGGGCGCGAAGTCCACAAAAAAGTCCTTACTGGATGCAGACCGGAGCGAGTTGCGCTCGCCCCACGTGAGGGGTTTGTCCCCCAGCTCGGCCCAGTGGCCGTTGTGCTCGATTCTCATCTCTCTCCTAGAACTGACGCAGCCCGCCTTTGAACGACGAAAGGCTCGCGCCCTTTACGTCTAGCGGCTGCTCTTGAATGAACCGGATTGCTCGGCCCTCGTGGGCGTCGATGGTCCGCTCCACGAAGTTATTCCCTTCGTAGTAGTCACCCGTGGGGCTGCCATCCGGGCGAACGATGCGGTGGCCCTTGCTGTGAAGGTGGCCGTGCGAACCCTTAGGGGAGCGCGGCTTTACGTTCACCTTAACCACGGCGGTGGAAGGCTTCTTAGCTAGGGCAGCCCGGATGCTCCGAGCCAGCCCGCCGCGCTTGCGGGGTGCTGCTCGACGCATCGGCGCGACAAGCAAGCGTGCCCCCTCGATGAAGGCCGCGATGACGCGACCGCGCCAGTCGCGGCCCTCGTACTTGGAAACGCGCTTAATGGCTCGGTTGTAGGAAGCCAAGTCCAACTCGACGCTAACGATATCGGTATTGCGCTTCCTAGCCATCAGTGCTCCGCTAGACCGTTAGGTTGGCTAGGCTATTGACGACCTCGGCGCCGATGGACTGGCCCCAAGAGGAGTCGTCCATAATCTTGGCGTTGATTTCGTACGTATTGACACCGTCAACGTCGCTTGCTAGCAACTGCACATCGGTGTATTCCAAGGCGACATCAATATCAGCTTTGTAGGCAGTGCCGTCGCCAACGTCCGCGCCAGTCGCTGTGAGGTTGAGGAAGTCAATCGTGCCCGCCTCGCCCTTGTCGTAAAACTGGGTGATGGCCGTGGCGTTTGAGTCCACGACTAGCCGCACGGTCCCGGTGACGGCTGCCGACTCGACGGCTTGGCCGAAGTAGTCATTGCCGTCTTGATACTTGTGTGGGACAAGGCCAGTTGTCCAGTCCATCGACCAACTTCGAAGGAAATTGGGGATGGTGCTGGCGCCGTCGAGCCCGGACTGGGCCGTGGCGAACTTCGGCATCCAGAGGTAGCCGGGGATGTAAACGGGGTCCACGCTGGACAGCGATGTCTTAGTAGTCTTGGCCGCTTGCCGGCCAACGATGTTGGCGGATAGCTGCGTCATCCCGTCCGAGTCGGCAGACATCGAGATGTCCGTTGCGAAGCAATATTCCGCTTCATAGTTCTGCACGTCGTCGCCGTACTCGCAAGTCAGCGACCGCGCAGTACCGGCGGACGAGCCGCCCCAAGCATTCACGTCCCAGAGGTACGACGTGCCCCCGCTGGTGGCTGCCGTGGAGCCGTTAGGGAACGCGAAGAAAAACGGCAGCTCATCGAACGAGATACCCGCGTCGTCCACTGTTCGGAAGTTAACGGCGACCGCCTCGCCCATCCGGGTGGCATAGGTAGCTGGATTGCGTGACCCGGTGCGCCGCCCATCGTGGTACGACTTCTGCCAGTCGATTTGGAACGTGCTGGAAAGGTCCGGGTACATCATCCGGGTGGCCGCTACGGCGGTACCCTTAGTGACTTCCATTCCAACTTGGAAGTGCGATAGAAGCCGCGCTCCGGCCATTGGCTATCTCCTAACTGGTCGTCGGGTCATAGCCCGACTCGTGGTGGACGCCTACTTCAAACTCGATAACGGCGTACTCTTTCTCTGCGTACTCACCGGTGCCCGCCGTGGATGAGAGGATTACTGCGTGCGTGGTCCCCGACGAGGATAGACCCAAGTCGAACTGAGACTCCAACTGGTCCACTAACACCTCTAGCCACGCATAGAGCGCGGCCATCCCCCGCGGTCTGTCGCTGGTCTGGGCGATGTAAAAGCGAACCGGGAAGATGAGATTGGTGCTGCGCTTGTGCCCGCTGTACGAGTAGCTCACCTCCGGTGGGAACACCAGCGCTGTTGGCGTGGTGGTGATGGCATTGGGCAACTCGTGGGTCGCCGTCGCCGGGTCGTTATAGCCCGATGGCGGGGTGATAGCTGCGGCTGCGAAGCGGGCCGCTAGGGCGCTAGCGATTGCGGCTATGTCCACCGACTAGCCCACCCAGCTAGGGGAGATGACCGTACGATAGCGCTCAAGCACCGCTTGATACTCCGGCTCTGGGAGAAAACGGACGATAGCCGCTCCGAAGTCCGTGGTGCCGATGGCTAGTACCTCACCGCTCTGGCTGGACTGGAACATCCGCAGCCCCGCGATGAGGGCCACTTGGCTTAGGTCCGGCGGGATGGCCGCCCATCCCCATCCACTGCTGGGCGTGATGCGTGCGCTGTTCCATCCGGCCGGGAATACGCCGTCCCTCCGGTACAGTTCGAAACCCGGCCAGCCCGTGGGGCGGTCGTGGCTGAACGGGCGTAGCTCTATGTCTGTGATGGTCGTGTAGGTGGTACCCTTGTCGCTGCTGACTTCCACGGTAGTGGGGGCGTCTTGCAGCCCTTGGCGGACATACAGAAGCCGTGAGCCGTCGCCGTCGAACGTGCGGACGGCGGTGCCCGCGTCGGCGACCGGCCCGCCGATGTAAGACTCAAACATCTCATTGACTGCCGTGGCGATGCCGCCCAGCCGGGTGTCAGCGTTGACGTCGGAGATGGCGGCGTGCGTCTTAATGGCCGCAGCCGTCGTGTAGTTTTGCGCTGCCATATGGCTACCTCCCTTCGATTGCACTTGACTTCATAGCCAACAGTGCTACTATTGGACTATGAAGAAGCGGCATACCCTACGAATCAAGCGCCATACGTATCGCGGGCGAGATGGATTTCTCATCTTTGGCCGGCCGTCCTCCACGTCGGGGGGCTGGCCAGTTAAAATCTTCACCGGTACGGCTGAGTCAGCGCGAACAATCAAGGCAAAGCTGATTGCCGACCCCTACGATGAGTCCATTGACCGGGATTTGGTCTAGCCCGTGGCTTGACCGCTCAGCCCGGGTGTCGGCTATAGGATGTAGGCAGCGCCTACCGAGTAAGTGATTGAGCCAGCGTCAGCCACAGCGACGTTGAGCCGCCACACGACCGGGAGGACATCGGTTGCCACGGAGTTGGCTGCTGCCGTGAGTCCGGGGTAAATCTTCAACGTCGTGGTACCCACAGCGTTGACGGCTGCGCTTACGAGTAGGTCGTAATACTTCCCGCTCGTGCTGTCCTTACCTTGCGCGGTGAACGTGAGCGATGCGGTGGCGGGGTCCACGGTCACGTCGATGGTGATGACCACCCCGCGCGCTACGTGGTTGAACTGGTCCGCGCCGGTTACGAGTGCGGTACGCGCCGCGCTAGCAAGTAGCGTGACTTCCTTGTTTACGATTGGTGCTCCGGCCATTACAGCCTCCCTTTACGTGGTGCCGGTACCGGCGTTCTTGGCGCGCGCCGGTAAGGCTGGAACGATGATTGATGCTTAGCGGTACTCGTTAGGCTTGCTAACTGCCGCTGTCTCATAGACCTTGCCGCGTTTATCAACAACACAACAAGCGTGTCCGATACCACAGTCACAACCTCCACGACTGTTCACGCAAGCGGGACAAGTCGGGTCCGCACTTATCGGGCGTGCCGCTGTCAAACGGCGTGTCAAACGTCTCACCGCCGCGCCAACCCCCGCCCCACTTCCGCTTGTAGTGCGCGGCGTTCTGGGGATATGTACGTGTGTTTTCTGCCTCAAGTGCAGACCCCTTCCAAGAAAGGCCGGAGCCGTGCATAGACCCGGTGCGAAAGTGATTGTAGTGCGGGACTCCAGCGACGTTACAGCGATGCTCGTAATCGCAGTCCTCTAGGTAGATAGGGTGGAATGACGGGTCGTACCAACCGACTTGCTCTACGCACTCGGCGGTGAGACCCATTAAGCGCCAGTCACCCGCGATGCCTACCCACCGCGGGTTTCCCTTTTCCATCTCCTCTACCAAGTAGCGGATGTCTCCGGGTGATAGTTCTGTGTCCGCGTTTGCAATCAAGACGTAGGGGTCCGTCAGTAGGGCGGACCGCATAATCTCGTTCCACGACGCGGCCACTCCGAGATTGGCGTATGGCTGTGTGACCCACGCATCGTCTGGGAGATAATCGAAGTCGATTGCCCCTTCGCTGTTGTCCACGATGAGCAACCGCGCCTCACCATCCACGGACCGGACGAGCCGTTCTAGTGGCTCTTCCGGTCGGAGCACCGGGATTCCCAGTAGCGGCCTATCCTCCATCCCGCAGATACCACGCGATGGTGTCGGTGATGATGGCGGCCCGGTCCCGCTTCGGGTGCCACGACAACTCAGAGTAGGCGTGCGCCGTCGAAGGCACCTTATCCGGGGCCTCGCGAAAGGCGGGGCCGTGAAGGTCTACGGGGTCCACGAGGTCAACCGTTTCGGGACCACCGGCAATGGCCCGGATAACCTCGTGCGCTAGGTCACCGATAGTGCAAGCGTTATCGGCGTTGCCCAAATTGTAGATGGCGCCGTTACGACCTTTGAGCCCAGTAGCGTAGATTCCGTCTGCGATGTCTTGAACGTGTGTAAACGCACGGATTTGCGAGCCGTCGCCATAAACCGTGAGTGGCTCGCCCGCTAGGGCCGCTTCGATAAAGCGGGGCAGCACGAATCCGCCAACCAACGACTGCCGGGGACCAGCCACGTTGAACGGTCGGACGATGCGGAGTTGACGCAGCGAGTTTCGAAGCATCATCTCGCCAGCCAGCTTGCCCACGGCGTACTCCGCCCGGGCGCTTGCGTCGGAGCCAATCACTAGGCTGGCTTCCTCTTGGACCGGCTGGGGCTGCTCCCCATAGACCTCCGACGTGGAGACGTAGACCACGGGGCACGTGAACGCTTGCAGCCACGTAGCCATAGAGACAATATCGGGGACAATCCGACCGGCTTGGCTCAAGACTCCGACCGGCCCGACCGGGCCAGCGAGATGGAACACCACGCCGAACCGCGCCGACTGGTCGCCCGTCTTGACTCCTTGCACGCGCTTCTGGATGTGCTTGACTCCGGCGGGGAACGGCTCTACCGGCTCTGCCGGGTCGATCACGACGACCGTGTGGCCGTCCGCTGCCAACGTGTCCACGAGGTGGGAGCCGATAAACCCGGCCCCGCCCGTCACTAGTGCTTTCATTGCTACCGCCCTTGCTGGTTTCCGCGCTTCTGTGAGCGCTTGCGCTTTTTGCTCTTGGGCCGGACAGCGCGGTTGATCGGCTGTCCGTCCGGGGCCACTAGGCCGGGACTCGCGGGGACTGCCAGACCCGACTTAGCCGCCTTCCCTCTGGTGCTGGCCTCTCGCATCTTGTCGAGCAAGGGGAGCCACTTATCTTCGAATACCGTGTCGGCGTCGTACAAGTCTCCGCGCTCTCTGGCGATCGCGCTCCGCTCAACGGCGGCAGCAGTGCTACGTTCGGCGTACGACTCGCTAAGCGCTGCGATGATCGAGGGGACGTAGGGCGTAGCAAGGAACGAGCCTTGGCCGTAGTCATACTGTAGCTGGAACTCTACGCGCCAGCCGGTATCGCCCACAATCTCTGGCTGGGCCGAAAAGTCGGTGACGATGGCGGGGGTCCCGCATCTCATCGCCTCGACTACCGGGATGCCGAACCCCTCACCGGCTGACGCGGCTAGCAGCACGTCCATCGCGCTGTATAGCTCGGCCAAGTCCTCTTCCGTGGTCAGACCCACGCGGTACGAGAGCGGGTCCACCGACCGGATGCGATTGGGGTCCATATCCAAGATGTTGATTAGGCTGGGAAGGTCTACCCCGCCGGGGCGCTGTAGGTCCGTGTGCAAGTAGATATAAACGTCGTCGTGCTCGTGCATCAGAGCGGAGACGGCTTGTAGGTTTTCGCCCCACGCCTTGCGCGGGGGGAACTTGCCGATGTTGGCCGCGTTTATGCCGATAAGGAAGGCGTCATCCGGTACTTGCATTCGCTGCCGCACGTCGGACTCCGTGGGCCGGAAGTGCGCTTCGATAGCGTGGGGAATGTACGTTGACTTGATTCCCGCCTCAGACATCGCTCGCTGTCCGAACTCGGACATCGCGATGGCGGGGCGTGGCCCCGCTTGCTCTGTGCCGCGCAACCAGTCCACCACTTCGGGGCCAACCGGATAGTGGTCCACCGGGACCCAAGACATCGTGGGGAAGCCACGAAACTGGTTCTTGTTCATTGGCCACACGTCGTACAACGTGAACACAAAGTCCGGCTTGATCTCTGCCGCTTGGGCGTCCACCGTCTCGGTGCTGTATTGGCTCACGCCTTGGGGCCATACGGTGATGCCGCTGTAGTCAGTGATGCCACAACCGGCTTGTTGCCCGCCGTAGTTGCTCAAAACGTGCACCTCGTGACCCGCTGCCAATAGGCGCTTGGTTACTTGCTTGGTCTGTCCGCCGTAGCCCGTAGGGGCCACGGGGTGGTTGCTATACCACGCTAGTCTCATATCCGCCCTCTCTCTACTTAGGGTCCGCCCGGGTCCGGCCAGTCCAGTGGGGGACCGGAAGGAATTGTTGGGAGCCGGGACACGGGGGCGGGCCGTGCCCCGGCCAGAGACAGCCCCCGACCGAAGCCGGGGGCTGGGTTTAATCAGCCGCCAAGCTGACTAGTCCGAAGACTAGGTGTCGGCGCTGATCATATAGTGGACTGCCGCTGTGTCCACGAGGTCGCCGTCCACTTCAAGAATGGTGCGGATAGCAACTTGGTCGTCTTGGAACTTGAAGTCCACTGACGTATCGACGCGCAGCGGTAGACGCCGCACGTAGTAGGCGGAGAAGTCTCCGAAGGCAAGCGACTTGCTAATGCTGGCGGGGGCTGCCATCGCGGGGTTCTCCCACAGAGGGCGTGCCAGAAGCGAGCCACCCGGCGCGGTATCGGCGATGCCGTTACCAAGCGGGTTGTACATAAAGTTGCCGTTACTGTCCTTGATCTTCCTAATCTTTGTCATCGAGTCGGTGGCGACTTGCCACGAGGCGACGCCCGGAAGCCGGTAACCGGCAGCCGGTGACATAAAGAGGTCGATAAGGTCAGAGGGACCGAAAAACGTGTCCGTGGACTGGTCCGCGGCGGTGCCGCTCGCAGTTCCACCGTTGGTCGCCGCCGTGATGAAGCCGTTAGGCTTATCAGAGCCGTCGCCCGTGGTGAAGTGCGCGCCAGCGTCGATACCAATCTCGCGCGCTGCACCGCTCGCGATGATCTTAGCAAGGCCGATGACGTTGGACCGAGCAAGCTCCGTGCTCACAAACGTGATGCTCGGGTACTTGTACGTGTACAGCGTGACGCTGGAGATTGTGGGGTCTGCGGCAACGATGCCCGTGTTTTCCGCCGTCACTGTGCCGCCATAGGCTTGGTCGGCTGTCTTACGGGGGATGACAAGGGGGACGTTATCGTCCGTCTCAAGGACGGTAGCAACGTTAATGACCGGGTTGACGGTTCGCTCGTAATCCACGAACAAGTCTGCAAACTCGGTCGGGACGGCGGAGCCGCCATCGGGGGTGTTGCCGAGAGCACGAGACTCAAAGCGCGCACCCGGAACGTCGCCCGTGACGATAGCGCGGAGCGTGTCGTACTGGCTGACGGGGCCGGCCTTCTCGATGGCCGCAACCTTGGGGGCGATGCGCGTAGCAATCGAGTCCTCAAGGTTCACGCCAGCGATGCGCTCGGTGTGCCGCGTCTCTTCGGCGTTGAGGGCGTCAAGGTCCGCTTCGATACGGTCCATCTGCTCTCGCTCCTCAGAAGTAAGGTCGCGGTTTTCAGCGGCCACCTCATCGGTCAGAGACGTGTAGGCTACCCACGCGGAGCCCTTACGCTCACGGATTGAGCGGGTGTAGTTGTCAAGCTCCATTCTGGAACCTCCCAATTACAAGGGTTGGTTTGTTGTACGGCAACACTGCCACTTAGGCAGCGTCGTCAGAGGGGAGCGGTGGCGCTGTCGGGCGCATCCGTTTAAACGGGCGACCCAGTTGACTCCGACTCATAGCCCAAGCGGTGGGCAAGTGCAGCCCTTCGGGCTAGCATCTCCACCGTCTGCGGGTTCACATAGGGGGTTGGTACGCAAGCGTTGATAGCTCGCTGTAGTAGGTCGTGCTGCTCACCCGTCAGTTCCGGGCTATCAGCGGTAAGGGCCGCGAGCGCAGAACGCATCACGGTGTCCTCCACTTGCACGGCATCGGCCAGCGCTCGGACTCCCACGCTCGTCTGCGGATAGGCGGGCCAGCTAGAGACAGTGGAGATCTCGAAAAGTTTGACTTCTGACACATCGCGGATCTGGCCGTCATCCCCCTCACTCCACGTGGCCGCGTCGGGGTTGCCGAGCGAAAAGCCGACGGACATCCCTTCCACGTCGCCGCGCTCGATGGCATCCACCACGGGCCGTCCCCACTCGTTGTCGGGGGGAACGATGCGATGCGCTAGCCCGTGGTCATCGGCGCTGAGTTCAAGCGTGCCCTTGCGGGTGGATCCGATAACAACGTCGGAGTTGTGGTTGTGGAACGCCTTAATGCTGTCGCCGCGCTCGCTCAGCGTGCGGTCAAACGACGTAGCTGCAAACCGCTCGCGAAAACCGCCCAAGTCGTCGGACAGCACGCCGAACACGGCGCTGTATCCGTAGATGGTCGGGAGGTTATGCCCCGCCTCGCTGCGGAGTTCTGGCGTCTCCGGAGAGAAACGTACTTCTCGTGTGCTCATAGTGCTCCTAAGTCGTCTTGAGTAGAAGTGCTGGGGGCCGCTGCCCGTGGTTTTTGGGTCGGGTCCGTCTCGTCCTAGGACGGGACGCCCTCGCTAGCGGTGTCCTCTGGGTCGTCGTCTTCGATAAGGTACTGCGTGGTCGGGTTGAGACCGAGATGGTCGATACCCGAGATTCCGACGTGGGCCGCTGAGCCCACCGGATCGAACCCGGCGCGGATGAGCTTGGACATATCTTCCAACGCGGGGTCACTCGTCCGGTTATTGGGGGTGTCGAGATAACCGCCCTCACCATCCGGGGCCGGTGTCCGGTCCTCCGAAGCGCGCCACTCATCGCGGGTGATCACGCGGTTCTGGATCTCGATGGCGCGGATTTGTGCCCGCGTTTTACTGTCGCCGCGTAGGAGCGCGTCAACGTTGAACTTGACGAAAGTGTCGGCGCCGGGGATAAAGCGTGAGTAGACCGTCTCTAGCCGATTGAGCACCGGAACAAGAGCGTGCTTCACGTACTCGATAGACCGCTGCTCGGAGTTGCTTCCGAGGCTGCTGCCCGCCTCACTGGCGAGTAGGTGGGGCGGGATGTGGTAGAATCGGCAAGCCTCTTCAAGAACGTGCACCCAGAGCGGGGCTAGCTCGGCCTCACCCGGCTTGATGGTCCCCTCGTGGATGGTCGCGCCACCCGTGAGGACGCCCGTCACCCAAGACTTCTTGTTGCCCTTGTGCTTGAATTCGAACTGTCGCCGGATGCCCGCGATCTCCTCGCTGCTGGGTTTTCGACCCTCACGCGGGAGGAGGATGATGCCGCCCGTGGTGGCACCATTCTGGAAAAAGTTGCCAGCCCATCGACGGGCTGCTAGTTCTAGGCCGGTGAACTCTCGGGCTTGCTCCACCATATCCAGCCCGCGAAGGTCGCCGGGTAGGCTGATCCAAGGGACGTGGGCGATGCTGCTGCCGTCCACTGGGGCCCCCTCGATCGGGATGTAAACGGGGTAACCATCGGCACCGCGTTCGACTTCGATGCCCTTTGGCGGCAGCACGTTGATAGCTCGGGGCACGGTCGTATTGGGCAGCCCCTCCAAAAACAAGTTGCCGTTGCTAAGTAGCGAGACGACAGCCTCCGAGAGGTGGGCTTCTGACGTAGACCACGGTCCGCCGTTTGGGCGGTCCATCCACGCTGGGGAGTCAATCATCTCCCGCGCTTTGCCCGCCTTGCGAAAGGCGTGCCACGGTAGTGATGAGATGTCATCGGCCAGAAGCCGGATGCACGCGCCCATAGCGGCCCGCATAGCGGACTGCACTGTCACTTCCTCCCCCGCATCGGGGGTCGTGCCGGGGAACTGGTTTGTGGCGAAACCGAAGTCCGATGCGTCCACGGCCCGAACCTCACCCGTGGTAGTGTCGAACCCCCACCGGGCGTTACTGTCTTTCGAAGCCACATAGTCTCGGGCTCTGTCTAGTAGACCCATCTGGCCTCCGGGTTAGTCAAACGGGATAAACTCAAGTCCCGCTCCTTTATCGAATGTGAGAGCACGGTTGTGGGCCATTACCGCTGCCACAGCCAAGTCGATCTTCTGGCCGTGTGTTTGCTTGACGATATGCCCGCCGCCCCAGCCCTCTTTGATAACGGCGTTGGCGATGTGTCGGGCTAGGCGGGGGTCACCATCGTGGGTAACTCGCTCTTCGATCACTGCGGTGTACATCTCGCGGGTAGCTGGCTTCATTCGGCCACTGGTCGGGGGCCACTCCACGATGGGCGCCCCGGACTCCTCCCAGCGGGCTAGGTGCTCGCGCCAGTAGGCCGGGTCACAGACCACCTCCACCACGTTGTGGTGGTCGAGCGCTTCGAACAGCGTGGCCTCGACCTCCTCTGACGGCACCACCCAAGCGTGGGCTTCCGGTGGCCGCTCCCACGCCTCCACCACGAAGATGTGCCTAGAGTCGATCGTGATGCCAACGATGGCCGTGGAGTCGTTGGTCCACGAGCCGTCGAAAGCGAGTACGACTTGCTCGTCACTGCTGACTTGCCGATCGCTTGCTCGCCTCCCCCACAAGCCGTAGGGTAGCCACGACTGATGGCCGCTCACCCAGCAGTTGAGCCGCTTGGTACGGTACTCGTTTTCTGGCGTCTGTGGCGGTAGGGCGCTGTCCAAGTCCAACGGGTCTAGGACAGAGCCGAGACTCGGGTTCGCTTGCGCGCGAGCCGTTTCGTCTGCCGGGTCGGCATCCTCGTCAGCCGGGGCGTACCACGTGAAGCCGAACGTGGGATCCGCGTTTTCGCCACTCGCGATGGTGCGACCGTAATCAAACAGTTGCTTGCAGATAGTCGGCTGGCCGAACCTATCCACCATCACGCCCGCCGTGGTGATGATGACCATAAGCGGGTCGACGCGAGCACCCATTGCTAGGCTCATCACGTCGTATAACTCACGGTCCGGAAGCGCGTGTAGCTCGTCAAAGATGATGGCGCTGGGAGAAAGCCCCTCTTTGGTAAACGACTCGCTGGACAGCGCGGTGTACGTGCTGCCCGTCTCGGGGAACTCGATGACGCTGCGGTACGACTTAAGCATCTTGGACAACCCGGGGTCCATCTCAACCATCCGCTTGGCTGCGTTGAAGGCGAGCTTGGCTTGCTCTCTGTCGGCAGCGCACGAATAGACTTCTGCGCCGTCAACTTCCACCAGTAGGGCGTACAACGCGATGACCGCGGCCATAGCCGTTTTGCCGTTTTTGCGGGCGACGCCGATCAAGTACCGGCGCGCTAGGCGTCGGCCCGTCTGCGGGTCGCGGGCGTAGATACGGTGGATGAGTCGAACTTGCCACGGCAGCCACGAGATGGGATCGCCGACTGCTCCACCGACACTGTCCTTGTGGACGCGCCCGTACTCGAACGCGAACTCTAGGACTCGGGTTCCGTCTCCGGCTTCGATGGCGTCGTTAGGGATGGGGGACTCGTACTTTGGTAGGACGAGTCCGTCGGCTGCGGGCCGCCAGAGCGGGATTGCCGCAGCCGCTCTAGGGTCGATGTTACGTTCGCTTTCTGTAATCCGAGTCGGCCCCGGTCCGAAGGTGAGAGGCCCAGTAGAGAGAGCCATTGCGTTATGCGGCCCTCCAACTTGTCCAGCGCACCTACAGCCGGATTGGCCGTGACCACTAGGTAGGTGTCGTACTTTGTGGTCCGTGACAACTCAAGGACCGCGCCCCGTGTGTTTATGTCGCCGATCAGAAGCGCTCGCCGCTCCCAGCCCTCGCACAGTAAGAGCAATGTGGGGAGATCAGACGG